TCCCGATCTCTATTCCAAAAGTTGAGACCCATACGGCAGTTGGTATTGATGTGGGAATTTATTCCTTTGTTGCTACCTCGGATGGACAACTGGTAGATAATCCAAAACATTTTAGAACAAGCGAAAAAAAGCTTGCCAAGGCGCAACGTAGACTTTCCAGGAGAAAGAAGGGGAGTAACCGAAGGAAGAAAGCTAGAAACCTGTTGGCTAAACATCACGAGCATGTAAGCAACCAACGAAAAGACTTTCATTTCAAGACAGCCAATGATTTGGTTGCCAAGTATGACCTTCTGATTATTGAAAATCTCCAGGTCAAGAATATGGTTAGAAACCATCACCTGGCAAAGTCCATATCTGACGCGGGTTGGAGTCAATTCTTTGAGATACTTACTTACAAAGCTGAAAACGCTGGTAAGGAAGTCCTCGCTGTGAATCCATCCTACACCTCTCAAGTATGTAGTAATCCGGGTTGTAATCGAATAGTCCCAAAAATTCTTTCTGTTCGTATCCATCGCTGTGAATGTGGTTTAGTTCTCCATCGCGATATAAATGCCGCTATAAATATACTTAGGCTTGGAATAAGCCTTCGTGGAGGGAAAGAGATTGTCTTCCCCTATGAAACGAGAAACCCGCTAAGTCCCTATTTGGATGGGGCGACAGAAGCCCCGCACTTTAGGGCGGGGTAGTTCACATTGCTCCCCAAGGGCAGTTAACTCCTTCACGCGTCTTTTTTCCTCCTTAAAAATCTTTTCGATATTTTCTTTTTGCATGACCCGCTTTCCTCATTCCATTCCTTCAGGGGCAGGGCCATCTCCCTTCAGAATGGGCTCTTGAATGGGCTTTAAAAAATTAGAAGCGCTAGGATTGATTTTCATCCCGCCTGCCGCTGTAGCCTTCTCAGGCTCCTCAAATATCTCCAATAATTGGGTCAAATTTTTCCTTATAAAAATTAACTCCTCCGAAATGAATCTGAATTCTTTCCTCAAAGAGACTAATTCTGCTCGCAATTCTCGCATCATGATCGATGCGGCTTCCGAATGCTCTTTAATCTCTCGGAGCTGATCGCTCCGCATTTGCTCCAATTCTCGATTAATCATGGCTTCCTCCCGATTTAAATCTCCCTGCGGGGGAGATAATGGTTGCAATTGGGCTCCAAAGGAGAGCCCAAAAGTCTTTCTCAAATCCTTCTCCCTTGCGAGGGCTCTCCAAGTATCCTCGATATTCCCTCCTCTTTTTGCAATAATTTCCGTTTTCGATAGTAGTCCGGCATCGGACTGAATAATATTCGCCAATGCGTCCGATTGCGGATCGACCCAATCCCATCCCCGAGGCTGCCAATATCGAAATTCTGGATTATTGAGCTCCTCGAATTGCTCGAATGGCAAATCGATGGCCTTAGTCAAAAGCGCCATCTCAAGCCAATCTGAAAAAACCCTCTCGCAGAAATGCTCCTCAATGAATTTATGCATCATAGAGCAGGCATCCCTAAAATCCAAAGTCCCGGATCTGATGGAGGAAAAATTGACTCCTTCCAGATCCCATGATAATGAATGATAGGGGCTTCCCAGTCCGGCGCTGGATTTTCTCAAGAGGTGCTTGGCAAATTCTTGATATTCTGTGGTCGGAAAGGAGGGGTTGTGCGGCACAAATTTAAATCCTGGAGGGAGTTTTCTATAAACTCCTGGTTCTAACTCGAAAAATACTTCTCCGGCGGAATCATCTTCTGCATCCCCTACGACCTCGCCCATGGCATCCATCTCTCGCTCCAAAAATCCAGATTGGCAAGCTGCTGCGCGATAAGCTATAAGCGTCGCTTCTTCGGCAGCCTCCTGATGGTGCAAAGTCACCAGCGCGCTCGCACCTTTAGAAATGCCGCGATTCTGGCTCGCACGCCTGGAGGGGTCGAAAACATGGATCACCCGAGAGGCTTCAAATCTTATCCGCTCGAAATTTCCAGATCCATAAAAATCCCCAGGATGCCGGGATAAAAGATGATAGGCGATGGGCTTTCCATAAGGATCAAACTCGATCCCCATCTTGATATAATTTCCATTCGGAAGCTGACTGAAATAGCCTTCATCGAGATGATCCCCCTCCAGGGGCTTCAATTGATAGCCGAAAGGGCCGTATTGCGGACCTTTGAAGATTAGAAAGAGAATTTCCCCATCTCGATCCAGAGATCGCACGAGGAGCTTCTGCAAATCGATCCAAGATCGAAGCCCATCCACGCTGCAATTTTCCATCCGCCCCCAAATCCTAAAGGCTGATTCTATTTTATTATTTCTCTCCTCATCCCAAGATCCATCCGGCTTCTGCAATAGCATTTGCGGCATAATGCCGGGCGGTCCTACCAAATTGATAACCTGCAAATTGAGATGATGCTCATAAAAAGGATTGTTTCTTTCGGTCTCTCTGGCTCGCCTGCGCACCGTAGATAAGCTCGTTCTTATTTCCGAATCCCCGCTAGTCGCGGGCATGAGCCAATCTCGATTCAAATCATTAATTTCGGCGGATGCGTAAGACCGCTTCTTGGGGATAGGCAAGCTAAAAGCCTTCCCAGAGGGGTCTACCAAAATGGATTTTTTATATCTAGCCATAATTATTTTATAAATCTAGTTTTTATCTTATTCTTTGGGAGGTGCCCCTGCGCGATGCGCTTCTGATCTTCCTCCTGCGCTACGAGGATCTCATACTGAGATTTCAATCGGATAAGATCCGATAGGGGAATTAACCCCAACGCCCGCGACATCCCCCCATCTGAGATGGAAAAATTCATAACATCATCATCCATCCGACCTTCCAGGCGCGCATTGATTTTATCAAGGACGATCTTTGCATGACTCCGGCCATCATATAGGGCAGATAGCTTCGCCGGATTCGGCAATAGAGTTAGTGTCCCGCCCCAAATCTGATACCGCTCCGTGCTTCGACTTACATAGCCGAAGCCCCAATAAATCCCTTCTTTATAATTCGCCGTCGCAGCCGCATCTACCAATACTTTATATTTATCCCCCTCTATGGATGCCATAATTTCAATCCTATCCGGCCCGGCAAAAACATAGGAGAGCATCCATCCCTCCCCCGGGGGATATCCCGCGATCATTTTTGTCCAAACCCAAGTATCTCCTATCGTCAGCGTACTTGGCTCTGAATTTGGAATCATCATCTTATCTCCTTCTTAAAAATCCGCGGACAAATCCACCCTGCTTGGAGGGATTTGATTTTTTCTCAGGGAGGGATTCTTTTTTGTCCGAGGGGCTTATTCCTTCTTTCCGTTCCCCGCCATTATCTGAAATTTCAATTTCAGGCTCTGGCGCCAAATATTTCACGCCGACCATATATGCCCCCGCCAATGCGTATAAGGTGGCATCATGGCGGTGGTTTTGGCCAGTCTGGACCCACTCGAAGACATGCCTTCCCCCTGGGAGTTTCCGCTCCTCCAACCTCTCGCTGGTTAGCTCCCGGACGAATCGTTCATCTACTTCACTCCCAAAATGAAAATAGCCACCCTGGCTCGGCTTTTTATTCAGCAACCGATACAATTTTGATTTCAATCGATAAGTATCCAAATGCCAGAGCAAATATCTTTTTATTAATTTCCCCGTCTTAGCCCCCCGCTCGATCCTGGAAGGGCTGAAGAGACTCGACCATTGCCGCTCCCCCTTAATGGCCCGCACATGATTGGGCGCGTGCTTAAACACCCATTCGTAAATCTCTTCCGTCCGGTACCCGGAATCTATCAGCGCCAAATCGATCTTTTTCTTATGCCCATCCGGGGCTATCCACGAAGACGCCAATACCTTCTCTAAATCTTCCCACTCCGGCTCTTCTCCCTCCGAAAGTACCCAGGCCTCGAAATCCGCGCCCCATCCGATAATGACATAAATAAATCGATCTAGTTGCACATCGACTCCCATGGTGATTTTTTGGATTTTATTCGATGGGAGGGCTCTACCAGAGTAGTTTTCTCGCCTTTTGAGAAGCTCCTCCCAATCTGGAGGGGCCTCGGCCAATCTCTTCCAGGTTTTTCCCAATTGCAGATTGACAAATTCCTTTATCTTTTCTGGATCCCCTTGGGCATCCAGCCATTCTGCAATCAATTCTTCCCAAGAGGTCCACGGGAGATACAGCGCATTAAACCAGTATCCTCTGGCTTTTCTTCCTGGCTTCGTGGCTCGCCATTCGCCATTCTTGATCATCCATAATTTTTGATCGTGTCTTATCTTGTCGGAGCAGCCTTCGCAGTCATACCAAACTTTATATTGGATTTCATCGCTCGGACCTACCAACACATCCCATTTGAGCCGCTCGAATTCCAAGATCTGTTTATGCCCGCACGAAGGGCATGGGACATAATATTTTCTCTGATCGGATTTTTCATAATAATAGGTCGCCCAGCATTCCCCTTCAATAGTCGGCGTCCCGAGTCTTATGATTTTCCGATTCCGAAAAGTCCGGGATCGCTTCTCGATGATTCCAAATGGATTCCCCTGGGCTCCGACAGAAAGGGGGAAATTGGAGACATCATCCAACACGATATATCTCTCTGGGCTTTGCGCCAAGGCGGCTGGGCTTCCCGCACTGGCCAATCGGAATCTCCCGCCATAATAGGTCTTGTGCAAAATGGTATTCCCCGATGTTCGAGATTTAGATTCCGTGACTTTCCCTTGCAAACAGGGCATTTCTCGAAATAATGGCTCTATCCGCTCTTTAGAAAATCTTTCCGCCGCCTCCCCCGTTGGGTGAATCCAGATGAATGGTCCGGGATCCCGGACGATGGTATACGCCAAATATTGCAATAAAATAGAAGATTTTGCCCCTTGGGTAGGCCCCATAATGGTCATTTCGTGGACGCATGGATCCGTCAAGGCGTCCATGGGCTCCCGCATATATGGAAGAAATTCAGTCCTCCAGGAGCCTATATAATCAGAAGCTCCGGTTGGGATATATCCATAATTATCTGCCCATTTGGAAAGTTTTTCTTTGGGTGGGGGTTTTAGGGAATGTAAAAAATTCAGCGTGCAGGTTTGGTAGGTGTTCATTGCAATGAGATCTTTATTTTTATATGGCATTTTTATCCGCCCCCTCCTCTTGCCCTCCCCTTGGCCTTCCTGATCAATTTTTGATCATTCCGATAATCCTCCGGAAGCACCTCCAGGCATTCCCGGATCCGATCCTGAATTTTCTCTCGCCCTTCTTCGCCCAGCTGGAGATCCTCTGAAATAATATAGGCGAGCGCGCGCAGGCGCTGCCCCAAAATCAATCCGATCTTTTTGAGCTCTCCATCATATTCCGAGATGAGCATCACTTCTCCCCGCTTCTTCGCATAATCCAGCTCTAATAATTTTAATTGGGCTTTTAACTTGAGTTTTCTGAAACTCGTTAGGTCCTTTTCTTTTTTGGGCTGCCGATGCCTAATGATCCAACAACATGCCTCTACGGCATCCTTACTTGGATCCGGCATCCCTAGCCTCTTATATTCATAGAGAGTCTTTACAGAAATCCCAATTTTTTCAGAGAGCTCCCCAATCTTCATAATCACCCTAACCCACAAAATATCAGAAATTTATTAATATTATAGGGATAAGAATTCCCATTTTTCAACTAAAACAAGCAACCATTGCTGCTACCGCCCACTGTTCCACGTGAAACATCTATAATTCCTTTATAATTCCTTCACCAGCATGACTACCTCGAACTCTAGCTTTGTGCTTTTTTCATCATCACAAGTTAATACACAGGAAATCTTATAATGAGCCCCAGATGGCTGGCCGCTCTTGATGAAGACTTGGCCCTGGCTGCCGACGATTTCTACAGGAGAGCCCAGCACTTCGGAACTTGCATCAGAACCATCCAATAAATTTTGTGCTTCCGCAACACCGCCGATTAAATTAGTGATAATGGGAAGGGCTTCGAGTTCGAGGCTTGCATCGAATGCAATCCAGAATTGCTCTCTGGGTTGTTTGATGAATTGTTGCATATTAATCCAATGTGATTATTAAAGCTCCAATAGCAAATTCCGCCGTATCCCCATTCACTATAGATTTGCTTGTAGTCAACGCTCCCCACCCTATTAGATTCCCAGCAGAGGCACTATCGTAAAGTCCAAAATGGGTCACTGTGCCCCAACTTCCCGTTGCCGTTGGGAATGTAATGGCCGTGCCATTGGATTTACTCCCCGCAGAAGCTGCGGGGAAATTGGTAGCATTATTGGCAACGGCTACTCTGGAATATCCATTCCCAGAAGGCTCCGTAAAATTGCTTCCATTATCATTAGGCGTCGTAGTAGATAATGCCACATGCAGAGTCGATGGCGCGGTATAGGCCACATTTCCAAAAACATGATCCAGTAATTTTAATTCCAAAAAATCTGAAAAACTCATAATTACCTCCTATTTTCTCTAGAAAAAATGAATTTTCTTATCGGATTTTCTCTAGAAAAAGTGAATTCCCTTATCGGGAATGAAAATATTATTAAAGAATTCCCGAGCAAGCCTCGGCGCACGGAGATCTCCGCGGATAATGAAGAAATCCCAGGAATGGATCCCTGCAAGCCTCGGCGCACGGAGATTTCCGCGGATAATGAAGAAATCCCAGGAATGGATCCCTGCAAGCCTCGGCGCACGGAGATTTCCGCGGATAATGAAGAAATCCCAGGAATGGATCCCTGCAATTC